TTCAGAAAGCCTAATAGCCTCGTCCATGTCTCCACGGTCACGAGCCTCTTTCTCAAGCCGTAACGATTTAGTCGCTGCCGACTCCTGTGTCGCCTCTGGTGCTGCACTCTGAGTGTTTTGTTGTTCTGTTGCTACTCCTGCCATATTAAAACTCTAACGTTTATTAAATTGTTACAGATGTTGGCACAAGTGTAAACTCAGCGTTTTCAATGGCTGTTGTTGCAATGCCGTGTACCAAATAAACCCTACTATTTATTAACACCACGCCAATCAATGTACCGGAATCATCGGTAAAGGCTGTTGCTGAAACAGTTGTACCGCTAGAATCAAATACTCGAATATCTGAACCGTCTACACATATATATTGATCATTCGTATCATCAAAAATGAATCCCTTATCTGTGTCTACAGCATTATCAAGTGTTACTTCATCAACGTAAGTTATCGTCGAGCCTGCTACACCTGAATATCTGTGAATAGTTGTGCTAGTATCTAGCACAAGTAGGTATGCGTTTGTTGCATCATAGCTAAGCGGTCCGTAGCCCGTGTCCCCACTAAACGTAACGTTTGTACTGTTTTTTCTGATATTCGGAGAGTCGTTAGAAGTCCAGAGAGCTGTGCCAATGTGTACAACGCCATCTGCGTTCACAGTGTTGTGTGTGGTTGTACTCCTTGATTTTATTATTGGTGCGCCGTTAAACGCCCCTGTCACAAGACGACGTGCGCCAACACCACCACCAGTTGCGCTCCTTGTTGTGGCAAGTGTAATACCGTCACCGTCATGGTAGCCACAAATAGCATTGTCCGCATGTCCTGCGGTTTCGCTGAAGGAATACTGGAAGGAAGGCACGAGTGAGTTGTGTGCATGCTCTGTGTCGGCATTACTTCCATCTGAAAGCGTTTCTAGCTGCGCCCCTGTAATATCTGTAGCATCTACAATCGCTGCAATCTCGGACGCTTGTGCTGCTGTTAGCTGTGTTGCAAGCGGTGTTTGCATTTGAAAGTTTGTGCCATCATAAACAACCTCAATAATATGTCCTGCCTCAATATCGTTCGCCTCTACGTCCTGATCGTTCAATTTCTTAATAGTCTTTGCTCCTAATGCGTTCACATTAAGCGTAGAAGCCCCTGTGCTGGCGTTTGTAGCCTTAAATGTATATTTCTGCCCTGATACGTATGCGGACGGCACAGGGGCTAATGTTATGACATATGCGTCTGCTGCTCCTGAGTCTGCTGCGTAGGTGTGTTGTTGGTTTTGTGCGTTCACCGCTATGTCGCTAGGTGCTGCAAAAAGGGGGGCGGTTGTACTCCCTGAATCTGTACCTGCCTGCGATTCTGCACTGGTCGCTTTTTCTACAATACCTTTGACGGACTCTGTTGAGTCTGGCGCACCTGCAATAGCTAGGTCGTCTGCGTACTTCTTTGTAGCAAACTCCTCGTCTGCCGTTGGTGCTGCATAACTATCCAGCCTAGGCATAGCTGCGTTGCTGTAGGTGTGTGTTCCGCTGATCGTCTCATCGTTTTCTTTATTAACGAAAGAATCCCACGCTGCTGGCGTGTTCGTGTACAGGACAACAACCGTTCCTGCTCCATGTGATTTCTGGTTGGCTGCTACGTTCGTATACGGTGACTTCATCGCAAGTCCTCTCGCACTGATCGTTATTGTGTTTGAGCTTATTCCGCTAAAAGAGAAATGCTCCTCCTTGCTCGTACCCGGTTCAAACACACCAAATCCGAGCGAGCCAAAGTCCGTCATTGTGAGTGTATTATCTGCACGATCTTTCACCTCGGCTACTGTGAATGATGTAGCCGCTGACGTTATACCAGCCGTCAGCCGTGTTTTCTTTACTGCAACGTATTTTCTATTATCCATACTAGACCCAGCCCTTTAGGTCTAAAAAGATTTTAATAATTTAGTATTTATTTCTGATCTTGTGTATACATCCGTTCCATATCTGAGTATCTCCCATATCGCACCTGCTTCGTTGCTGGATACCTCAACGGACATTTCATAAAACGGCGTTACGCCAATTGGAAAGTACACCCTGAACTTCTGCAGGTCGCTGGTCGCATCCTCGTCTCCAAGAACCGCCCCAAGTGGGTCAACACCTAGCAATCCAGTACCTAGTGCCGAGTAGTCAAAGTCCGAAAGCATGTATGCTTCGTCTGTTCCTGCTAGTTCCATTGTTTTCGTTTCCTGCCTTCCTAAGTAATTATACCTTAAAACTATACTTATTGTCGTGTTTTCTGCGATATACCCCTCTAAGAAGAACTTTTGGAACTCTTTTTGTACTGCTGGTGCACCGTAATTGCTGTATGCGAAACGTGCCACGCACTCATAAGGTGCATCATTATCGTCATATCTGCTGTCTACCTCTACTTTATATACCTCTGGACCAGTAGAACTTCCGTAGTAAAGCTCTCCGTTATATATCGTCCAGTGACTAGCTAACCAACCTACCGACGGAGCGTCCCACGCTTCCTTTTCTGCATCATAAACAAGCACCACGTCGTTAAACGTACCCCCTGATTGCTGTGCTGATATATAAGCCTTCTGCTTGTAGAAAATACCAGCCGCATTAGTGAATGAAAACGTACCCACTAACGACCTGATAGGATCAGATATTTGGAATCGTTGCACATAGTCGATCTCTTTCAGTCGTCCTACGGACTTAATCGCCCCTTCGCTTGAGGCGTACATAAGGAAGTTGTCCATCTTGAATACACCTTGAGCCGATTCTGGTCCGACTTGTGGCGAGTTTATAAGCGGAAGGATGGTCGGTAAGTCGTTTGTATCTTGTGTAAACGTGAGTGTTTTCACCAGATTACGCTTCAGAATGTATATAGTATCCTCTTGCGTACCGAGACCAATAACTCCTCCGCCCCCCTCTGGCGTGTCTATCGTACCCCCCTCGTCTGCGGTTCTAGGTGATGAGAATGTAAAGTCGGTAGCATCTGCAATTGCCGAATAGAACACGGTTGACTCAGCCCCCTTTTGTATTCTGTTACCTTTCGACCCTGTAACAAACATCCTCGTGTTGTGTACTAATAGAACATTCCCTCGTGGATTCTCTGGAAACTCCTCTACTGCTTGTGCTACGGCTGCATCATCTGACGCTGCTGGCGTGTTCGTACACCCCGTGAATGTAGTGGTCGTTCCGAATCCGGTATAGGCTACGTCTGTTGTACCGATACGAATAGTCATGTTCGACGAGTCATTATAGGCAATCTGCCGTATCTCATACGTTGGATTACCTGTAAGCCCTGCTATAGCTCCGAATGTCACCTGTGTAGATGTTGTTGCCGTTATCTTTGAAATCTTACCTACTGATGCTCCGCTTGTAATATGAATGTAAAAATCATTCCATAGATCGGTTGCCCACCCTCCGCTAACAACGAGCGTCGTTGTCGTGGTTGTTGTTGATGTACCGGAATTGAAAACAGTATCGGTTAGCACCGAGTCTACCGTTATCGTTCCCTCTCCTCCAGAAAGTGCACCGTCTAGCTGTGTAAATCGTCCAGTCCATCTTGAGTATGGATCAATTGCATTACAGAAATATGTGTAGTCCAGTGCGTCTGTGTTTACGTTATGATCTGCGAATCCGAATGTTTGAGCTGCGGTGTATCCGTCGTTCAGGTTCTCCCATGCCTCAGTCCCTGTATGGTAATACTCGAGGCTCTCGTCATACGCTCGCATCATGATGTTTGTCCCATCTCTACGCTCTTTCGTATGCAAGCCTGTTATCGGCGTTGTTGCCGTGCTTGTGCTACCGAATATCTCTGATCCCTTCCGTACCCCGATTCTGTCTCCGTCTGTAATAGTTACGTTCTTTGAACCCAAAATCAAAGCCCCTGACGGCATTTGCGTTACGTCTCGTTTATGTAAGAACCCCGGCGAAAAGTCCTCAGTTATTGACCAGCTGTTACCAGGCTTTGGCATACTTAGTAATATTTATATGACTCCCTCTTTCTTTCACTAGCATAACGTGACTTTAAAAAAGATAGCATTTCGTTAAAGCTCTCCTTGGAGTCGGCTCGCTCCTCGAATGTTTGCTTGATGAGCTGTGCATCCGCCAACGCCCAGTAAAAGAATATGTCGTCGTCCTCGTCCTCGAATAGCGTCTCGTCTGAAACATCGCTGAATGTGGTCTTCGTCACACCGCTTGAGTCTTTCACAAAGTGTGTTGAGTAGTAGTGCAGTTCCATGCTCTCTGGTGACTTCATTGATATATCGTCAAACCTGAAGTCTGTATCATCTGTTTGTGACGCACCGTAGGTTACTTGCAAATATGCGTAGTCTATCGCTGTATCCGTCACCGTTCCTGTTTCGGTAGCACCTGCCCATGCGAACCCCAGTCTATTCCATCCGTCCCTTAGCGTTCTCCCGTTGTACGCCGTTGTTATAGCGACCTCGTAATAGTTCGATGTATCGTTACCCCATCTTGCTGTAAAGCCTGTTACGTTCGTTGAGTCTGGTATGTATGCCCATACGAATAACGTACCTTTGTTTGCATGACCAGATAAATCAACCGCTGTCATGGTTGAGTTCTCGATAGCCGCATAGTCATTAACTGAATTAGAAACATCTAGGTCAAAGTTTATCGACGCTCCCCCTAACTTCTTGTTTACCGTGTCTGCTGTTAGGTTTGTTGCATCTGTACTTGCCGCCGCCGCCCACGTTCCATTGTCTGTTAGGCTCACCATGTCGTGTAAT